CGCTTTTCTCAATTCCATCAAGCTGTTTCATGATGTCGAATTTAAGGTCTTCGACATTCATGATGGGACAGTGGAGCACGCGGCTGGTATCAATGCCAAAGGTCTTGAAGTAAGCCTGAGGCGAACCAAATTCAGAATCATAGAATAGTACGATTGAATCAGGATGCTTTCTCATATACGCCGCAACCATGATGAGGGCAAATGAGGTCTTGAAGTGTTTAGATGGACCGGCAAGGACGGTAAGACCGGAAGTGAGACCCTTGTCGAGGTCACCCGAGAGGGCAACATTGATCATAGGAACATCGGTCGGAACACTGTTGTCGCCTTGATTGAAAAACTTGGATTCATCCAAGGTAGACGAGCTATCAATGCGGGAATTCTTTTTTAGTTTAGCGAGTAATGATGACATAATAGAAATATACTATAGTTGATTGATCCTGTACATCTTTTAATGATTCCAGTGAGGATAAAATTCTCTGGATAAATGAACAGATTGTGGCTTTTCCATATAGGCAAAGTCCAGTTCCTCTTTGTGATTCATTAGCGTTGAAACCCATTTAAATACACAAACGTTTCCTTTAACGTTTTCCTCCAGCTCCCTAACAAAGAGCTTTCGAATTTCGTTGCGCTCATTCCAGCTCCCGTAAAATGGAGCGTCTTTATAATACCCAGTCTTTGGTAGTTTACGAGATTCGTTTTCGATTGGAAGCGGTTCCCAAATTGTAACCTTTGCATTACCTTTCTCAGACAGATCTTGGCATTGCTTTACGTATTCCGCAACAAGAGCCTTCGTAGCTTTAATTGGATCCGGCTGGCGAAGTAAATGGTGGCGAATATCGATGTTGCCAAAATAAACTTCAAATTCAGAATATGCCAACGTATTATCCGGAACAAATGATTCAAGACCCATATTAAGTGCACCGTGCAAGGTCTTGAAGGGAACCGAATTAACTTTCCATCCGGGCCGATACATAGAAATTGCGTGAGAATCGCCAAATGCGAGTTTAGTACTCAGGAATTCATTATTCGGATTGATAACTGTTGCAAATGTTTCAATCTGTGCCAAGTTAGTCCAGTCGACACTCTTCCAATCCGGGTGTGATGCTGGTTCCTTATCAACCCGGGGTTTAATCATCTCAGAGTATTTCGGGAAATCAATCACGAGAGAAAAAACTTTACCAGTGAATTTAGATAGACGGACAATCTGATCGATCGATCCATACTGCTTTACACCGCCAAACAAATTCACCGTACCGCCCCAATCATTACCATGATAAACGGCAATACATTCAAAGTCATTGTAATCTTCGATCTTACCGCCATAATTGACAGTAACGTCGTGGCCAGAGTGCCTTAATTGATCAGCATAGATTGCAGCCTGCGCCGCGCGGTGAGACGAAATACGCTCCGAGATTGGAGCCATTGGAGTTGTAATTAAAACTTTCATAATTCTGTCAATTGTTCATCTTTCTTCCATTTTCTATAAGAATCCGTTCTATCTATAATTGATGCATCTTTTAAAACCGGATCGGTTCCAACATTCCACATTAAAATCTTTTTGCCCGTATTTTTTGGAATATACTTCCAAACTTTGGCATCATACGTGACCACTGTTGGAAATGGCGGTACGTTTTCTGGCTTTTCAGGAGTTTGAAAATCTAGAGGTTCGCTAATCACGGTGGCACGACCCAGTTCACCTTCTTTAAGATTACGAGCTACGGCAATACATGTAAATTTAGCATTGGGCCAGGCAATTTGAAGAGCTCGGGTCAATACGCCAGTAGAAATAGCAACATAGACTTCATCCGGTTCTGGCAATTTAGATGCAGCATGAATGATCCCGGCCGTTGCATACTCATGCCTTAGACCTAATGGAACAAAAAATGCATTATTGTCTTTTGCCCACTTTTCAGCAAGGCGATTTAAATTTGGCATTGCCGCAATACGTTCAAAGATCGCAGTTGCTCCACGTTCAATGCAACATGCCTGATGCACTGAAATCCTTTTGGAAGACGGCATAAAAAGAGTAACCTTTTTATTAATTCGATTTGCCGTATCGCAAATCGACACTCCCGCGAGTCCAACTCGAGGCTGAGAATATACGATATGATCCGATTTGATTTTTGCAACAAGCAAATCTCCAGCTCTTGTTTTAGTTCCTACGATGAGGTCGTCTCGAACCACTTGAACACCCTCGTGTTCAATAATGACTGGATCCGGATTATACGGAGTCCACCCTTCGCAAAGGGAAAGGTAATAATCCTTGGCTTCTTTCCAGGACATTAATCCGACATCTTTATTTAAACCGTCTATGACATGAGTATCGTGCGACATATTATTTTAAGGTTTTGCAGAGCTCTTTATATTTTTCTACAGTGACTCCGGCACGGCTAATGACATAATCATCTGATGGATGCACGTCAAGATCGTTAAATGACTTAATGAGACCCAGCTCGAGCATTGGTTTCTGGCGGCCGTACGGATGATCGTGAATCTGATGTGATGACCAAAGACTATCTCTGTTCAGATGGCCGTATGCCGCACCTGGACGAACGTAATTTTCAACCCAACGAATAAAGTCACAGCACACATCTTCTGCGTTATATGGGAATGCTCCAGTATCAGATTGAATCTTCTCCATGACAAGATCGAGGAAAGCCTCAGTCTTCATTTTTTTCGTCGGCGTCGCAAGATATGAAATGCATTCAATGGCATTGGTACCGTAATAGAATGGAGTATCTCGATGAACATATTGCGGAAACCAATCAGCAACGTCAGCAACAACTGCTGCATATTGGAAAGCGAACCTGCGCATTCCGTTTGCTTGATTCCAGCTCAACATGAATTCGCCAATTTCGCGAAGTGTCTTCTTGTTTCCTGCAACTAAGAAATCTGCAAGTTCAGTGGCCAAACGTGGGGCAAATTCGCAGAGGTAGTAATCGCCGCCACGTTTATAACCTGCTGGTGGTTTTGGAAATGCAGGAAACTGGTATCCAACTGAAGTGTAAAACGGAGACTTCTCGGCCTTTACGATTTCCGTCATCTCTGAAATTGAAGAAGCCGCATGGAGTTTAAACAATAATGTATTATGGTAACCGGATGGTTTCGTCGCATAATTGATGGCAGAACCTGTTACGCGGTGAAGAATGAATACGTACATCCATTCTGCAAGAGAGAACTTCTTTCCATTCCAGCTTGTCGCCACAGTCTTACGTTGGGCAGTATGGTTTCCTGATGACATCTTCATCCAATAGGGATGATCTGCATTCCAACCATAAAAGCAATCATTCACGATCTGTGAGAATCCAGCAAATTTACGTTCAACCACATCGTAGAGCTCAACATTTTCAAGCAAAGCATCACCCATTTTCGACTCAGCATGGGTTAACATCCCATAAGGAGGCTTGGATGAAACGTTGCATTTTTCCTGTTGATCCTTTGCTAATTGATAATAGCGAAGGAATTCATCGTAATAGTGTGTAGTTGAGAGTCCCATAAATTATTCGAATTTGACAAATTCCCAGGTAATACCTGCTTCAGCGAACATCTGCTGAGTTAGATTCCACGAGTCTTGCCACGTTGCAGGTATTTCCTGGTATGGCATAACAATGTTTTTAATTCCAACTTGGATGATGCCTTTTGCACATTCAGAGCAAACTGGCAATCCATGCACAAACAAAATGGATCCATCGAGCGAGACGCCACTATAACTTGCGTTATATATGGCATTCATTTCCGCATGGACCACGTATTTGTACTTCGTCGGACGATCAGCATACCGATCCGGCGTATCTTGGATTCCGCGTGGGAAACCATTATACCCCTGAGCTAGTACCTGCCCCTTTGGCCCAATAATCACACAGCCGATTTTAGTGGAAGGATCTTTCGACCATCCAGCAATCTCGCGTGCCAATTTAAGGTAACGACCTTTCCACTTATTATCCATTAATAAGTGCGAAGTGCCGTTCATAGACGTGGAGCGAGCCGACGTGCCAGATAAGGTCTCCCATTTCATAATTATTTTCTCCGAGTGTGTTTAGATCTTGCAGAAGGCGGGTTTGTACAATGTATTGCCATGCACGATCATTCTTGTAACCGAAAACAACATCATTACTTCGCATTTGGACGATGGCATGAAGTTTATTGCCCCGAATAAGATACTGCACAGCATTCGTGCACATGAAATCGGAACAACCATCTTCGCAATAATGCCGGTGCATCTCTGGCCGAGTGTAAATCATTATAGCTCTGCGACTATTTGGATTTGCGATAAGCTCATTTCGCGCAGAATTAAATTGTTTATGATTGGTTTCTGAGTAGATGCACCAACCGTAGTTTGAGTTAATCCGGCCATCTTTTGTTGCGACTTGTTTCCAGATCTTAGGAGCACCGCCAGGAATATCATTGACGTTCAGAGACTGAGAATCATACCATTGAAGTTCAGCATTGATGTACTCGTAATTAAGTTTGCCAAAGATGGATTCTTCATCTGCAAAAAATGATGCGCCACACAACTCGAGGGTTTTAACGCCGCTCTTGTCTGTCACATAGACACCGTTCGCTAGAGCATCTTTAAAATGCTGACGAACATCATTAACTCTGGGTAGTGTCATCATTGCGAGTAGAAGAAATTTTGCGGTTAAGGAAGTCGCGGTCTTTGGATTGTCCGTCAATGCCGCCGCGGCAGAATGAAACAAAGAAAGACGAATAGTTGATTAGATCTTTTGCAGAATCTTGGAGAGACTCGAAGTTAGGAGCATAGCTAGGATCAAATTCCATTGCCTCAAGAACACTACGCATGCGCAGTACTTTTGTGTTCATGACGTCAAGGATTGACGCAGCCCCGCGGGGGTAATAATCAGCCTGCCGAATAGTGCTATTCGCATTCTGGTAATCATTGGACTTTTTGAGTTG